CGCGCTTTTTGGGTTTTTTTTTTTTTTTTTTTTTTTTTTGGAGAAAAACCACATCCAAAAATGAGCTATGCCCATAGATGGATGTGCAAGTGCAAACGGTACAGTCACAAAGTAGCCATTCTGTTTGCTTTATCAATATGTCCTAACTGGGCATATTTAAAGCGGAAGTTGAAAAACAAACAGCACTACTAAATGACGTCAAGCTAAGCTTGAACGCCCAGTCAGCAACCTTTTCTGATAAAAGAAAAGGCCACAACAACACTCCTAAGAATGATGAGGACCTCAGGAGTTAACGTTTCCTGGCAACGGTGCATTTAATAGCCATGCACTGACATAGATCTTCACGCGATCAACGGTTGTATTAATAGCCTACAACAGACATAGGATATGTGGGCTGTGCCCTCTCAGCCAATATAGCCGCCGGCAAGCGTCAGGCCTACAGGACACACCTTCTCGGGCTTAAGTCAGTTGAGTTAGCCGCAGCGCTCAACCCGCTACCTACAAGGTTTTCCCAAGGAGTGTGTAAAAACTTCAACTCTAGGTCGTCCCTGTGATTTGCCGCTCACCTAAAAGGAGTGAAGTTATTCGTGTCTATATTACCACTCGCTACCGAGCCTGGTATATAACACACGGGTGCTCCAACAAAACCCATACACCTTGCGTCATCCGCAGCAGCAACCCCTATAATAACCTCGTTAAAAATGGTATCACTATTTTGAACAGATAAAGCATAAGCGGTGTTAGTGTAAGGGTTGCGCGAGGGTAACGCAGGACTAGAAAAATCCCACTTGGTGTTCTGACAACCATTAAAAGGGTAAAATAACGTCTTCTGATAAGACGGCATTTTAACCCGTATGGCTGAATCAATACCAGAGCACAATATTCTGGCCTTATTGTTGTTGCCCCTATTCCTAATAGATGCATTAGCTGGCGTACCAGTATCCAACGGTAAGGTGGTCTGTGTAATAGTCATCCATAGTTTAGAAGCTATGGAACTCTGCACTGTAATTATAGTTCCCCCAGTACCGAAAGAGTACATGGACGAAATGACATTAGTGGCAGAGGACGCACCAGGTATGGAAAAATTGACCGCAAGCGGCGTAGAAAGCGCAGTGTTGTTGGTTGGCTTATTATACCAATTTGGCAAGGTAATCCGAGAATTACCTGTACCAAATGCACGACTAATGTTGTAAGGTGTCTGTAGCAGCTCCTTCAGGGATGAAAACTTCTCACCTGCAGTATACTGAGTTACCTCACCAACAGTCTGCTTGACGCTAGAAAGTCCCGACTGCAAAAACGCTGTCCCGGACTCTAAAGCGGTAGGTATCAAACCAGAGCCAACATAGTTGGCCAACTCAAAGTCATCACCCGCCGCAACCTCTACCATAAAGTCTATGAGGTCAGAAACTTGCCCATTAGCAATCAAAGGGTCAATAATGGTCATGCTTATGCCCCCTATAGATCCAAAAACACTGAGCCATGGCCGTCCACACACGTAAGGTGCTTCAAAGTCAATGGTGTTAGTGTCTTTAAGGTCATATATGGAAGAATACTGGAAGGGTTGCACCAAACCAGAAGAAACTTCTGGTAGTGGGACGGGGTTTGACAACACTGGTTCCAAGTCTGAATCAAACGTAGAGGGTATAAAGGCCAACAGTACACGTCCAGCATGGAACTTAGTCTTAGAAAAGGTGAACCTAAACTTAAGACTGCCCCTATAATTTCTAAACATCTGACTAATGTAACAGACGTTAGAGGGTACTATGCTATTTGTGAACAAAGTGGAAGTGGCTGGAAAGGCGGTATTGCCTCCAGGACGACCACTGTTGGTCTTAAACCACATACTAGTGGGACATACGTTTGAAGCGTATATGGTGGTACCAACTGTGTCAGAGGTGGCTATATTACCCACAAACACCTGATTGTACTGGCCCAAAACATAAGTCAGAGCCATCTCATCAACGTCTACTGGTGCAACACCTGCATCCATTGCCAACCTATTTGATTGGTATGGGGACACGGTGTACACCTCGCTCTGTTGATCAACATGGTGTTCGTGCGCATAACTGGAATGGTGCATGCGTATGTTGGGTGCTTCGTCCACCGGTTTCGAAAAACCAAAGGACTCAGCTGTCTGTCCAACTTTATCGCTTAACCAAGAAATAGACTTGGTTACTTCTGACAGCTTAGGCACATTACGCAAAGAAGGCATAACAGACCTAAGAAGATTTCCAGCAGCCATCCTAGTGGTTGTTGCCTGTTTGTTCTGGTGCTCCGTAATGCCAGACTGTGGTAATGCCGCACTCAACACTACTGGTACAGCACCAAATAGTTGCATGTTGTGCAAAGACACATACAACTTAATGGTGGGATCGGAAGTGCCAGCTACAGCGCGATAAGGGAGGATCTGTGTTATGCTCAAGGCACCCCAGTCCGCAAACAATGTGTCACCACCGCCAAGCGTCGTGTTACCAATATCAACAAACTCAAATGGAGTGTAATAAGGCACCACCAACTCGGCTAAAGTCTGTTCCGCGAGGTCCAGACGAGTATGTGACAAATTTGTTATTTGCTGGGCAAGTTGGCCACGCCTATAAATAGGAGCTACACCCTCGAAAGACCCAACACCATATTGAAAGCCCATGGCCACTACCCCTTGTTGAAAAGGGGTTGCGGCCACAGTCATCATAAACTTGAGGTCTGCCTTCATGCCATAGGCACCATTCAACCTACCCACAGCAGCCGCTGGCCAAAATCCCAGCGGATTCGCTATGTCTATGTTATAAAGGTTACCCCTGGTGGTAGACACCGTCAAATTAGCCACGTGCCTAGGGCGTTCAAAATACTTCTTAATATCTTGATAATCCTCGACGTATGGCAATGATGTGGCTAACTGATGGTCTGAGTTAGCGACAGTTGTTGTGACTGCCTCAGCATCAAAAGTGGCAAGCCCAACAGATGTGGAACCACTTACTTCTAAACTATTAATATCGTTAGAGGTTATTGAGTCTCTAATCTCATTAGTTTCTGTATTAGCAGGAGTATTTACATCAGAGGTTCCTCCCAAAACACTCTGAAAGGAAGGTCTTCTCTGTTGCGTACTGAGTAGTTACACGGGCATGACTATCCTGACGTGTTGGTTGAGCGGACCTTCCACTCATTTTCAAAACCAACACCGTATGTGGGTCACCACCAAAAGTCGGCACGTGAAGTAGTGGCCACACGGTACGCTTCGCGATCGGAATACATTGGAGTCTTTCCAATGCGTTCCATCTGCTCACGTACCTTGGGGTACCACTCGTCCCAGACTGAAGGATCGTGAAGGCAAAGCTCGCCAAGCATTGCCTCAAATTGTTCCTCAAACGTTGCTGGGGTGGACTTGCCCTTGTCATAGTAAACAGTATAAACTATACTGTTCAGATCCAAGGGCGCATTCACCCCGCCCACCAAACCGTGCTCATACCTGAAACCTCTCTTAAGAAAGGTACAGTTAGTGAGCTCAGTCCAGGGGGTGAGCTTACCATCCTTAGCACCACTCGTATACACCAAATCAAGGTGTTCCGCCATGGCGTTGGCGATGGTAAGCTGGTTGAACTTATCAACAATGTCATCGCTGACACTGTTGATGTTGTCATCGCCAAAGGTCACTCGTCTCCAAGCTTCCTCATGGCTAAAGCCGAGACCTACTAACAATAAGTAGCAGATCATCATGGCAAAGAGAACATACCAGGAGTTCACCAACGTGGTGATGGGATGTCCGCTGGGCAAGTTCTTGTTCCATTGAACAAGGAACTCCAACTCACGCAAACCAGTGAGATGACGGGAGTGCACAAGGTCGAGCCACAACACGTGTCTTATCCTTGCGTTCTCCTCACCATCATTATACCACTGATTGATGAAATCAAGAATTGCCCACAAAAGCTC